TAGATAGGCTCAGGCGCTGGCGTTGGTGGCTGCTCGTAGATTGGCTCAGGCAGTTTACCGCCCGTTACTTCAATCGTTGAAGGGCCTTCCAATACGCCCGGAGGCTGATACAGATCCTGCATCACAGGCGCTTCTGGCAGTTCGTAGAACGGTTGCTCGGGTAACAGTTGGCCCGTAGTTGTCACCGTCTGATCCACAGGCAGCGCCGCTTCAGCATTGATGACGCTTTGGATGTAGTCTTGTACGTCTTGCGGCGTTGGCTGCGTAAGAACTTCTGGCAGCGGCGTTTCCTTCTCCGCCGTGGTGACTACCTGCTGAGGCCCCTCCGGCATCACGTTGGCTTCTTGGAACTTGAACTCTTCAATGGGCGATACAGGATTAGGCTGCGGCTGCAGGCTTTCGAGGTAGTCCATTACGTCTACCGGAGCTTGCGGAGCTACAACTTCCACCTGCTGATCAGCGGGTGCGGTCAGTAACGGCTGTTCAAACTCAGGGAATAAAGACTGCAGGTCCTCTTCAGCAGCATCAAGCTCCGCTGGCAGGCTCGTGTCCGTTACCGGGGACGTATCTTCGTCTTCTGCTTTGAGGTTCTTTATGTCTGCCTTGGGGGCATTCTGTACGATAGTTTTGAATATGCCTTCAGGTGTTAGCTCACCGCTCAACAAGGACTGAATACCTAATTGCACAACAGGCTTTGGGAGCCCTGTAATGTTTGTGACTTCGCCAACCACCGATGGAAGCAAAGCATTAGCAACATTTAGATCTTGCCCCGTAACGACGGACTTGACGGCGGCAGAAGCGAGATCTTGTGCGCCTCTTACAATAGCGTCACTTACAGAGTCTGGGAAAGCGTTACCGACAATTTCTTTTACGCCCGGTATTTGGTAATCCGGGAGCTTAATCCCAGTAGATATAAGTGATGGCAGTACCGATTTTGCTGCGCCTTCTAGTACATCACCGATGTCTTGACCCTGCAATATACCCAAGCCCGCAGATCCTGCGGCTGAACCAAGTGCGGCTACTTGGGCCGCTGATAGGCCCGCTGCACCCGCCGAAGCAGCAACCGGGATACCTAAAGCGCTTGCGATTGATCCACCAAGCACCCCCCCAAGAGGGCCTACGCCGAGAGCAAAAGTTGCTAACTTTGCTAAATCCGCCCAACCGCTTTCTGCAGGCTCAGAGATAGTATTGCGAAGAAAATTGCCTTGGTTGTCGTAAATTGCATTTTCAAAGTACCCGCCTTGTAATGGTCGGCTAACCATGTACCCTGTCTGTTGTGACCCGACTTGGTTCTGGGCGTCACCATAACCCTCATACACCGGTTCACTTAACGGACGTACTTGGATGTCACCAAACGTGGCAACGTCCTCTTGAAACTGTGGCGCTTCGCCCGTCTCCAACGACGAAGGTTGAGAATAAACTGATTGAAAGCCAGTCTTCAGGGCCTGATCAAGGTAGCTTTTTGGATTGTATTGCGCTGGTGGTGTAAATGCTGTTGAGGCAGGAGCAGCAGGAGCAGGAGCAGGAGCAGGAGCAGGAGCAGGAGCAGGAGTGGCGACAGGAGCCGCAACTACATCCTGAATAAACCCCCAGTCGTTGTCTACGGGTTCTATCGGCTCCCACTCATTAGAGAGCGTGCGGTATTGGTTACGCAGCATATCAACCCGTCAGATCCCAGAAGGTCAGAGAGCCCACGGCATCGCCTGTGGTTGCGCCCGACACAGTTCTGATTTGGATGGTGTAGATGTCGCTGACTCCGGCCAGAGACGAACCAAGTTGCAGGTCCCAGTTGTACCCAGAAGGGTCCGCAAGGGGGTTTGTACCACCGCTGCCACTGGAAGTCACGTAGTCTGTTTGAACAATCGTCCCGCCCGTCACCGCCGTAGCGGTCACATCCATCTCGACGTTGTTTGAAGTCGTTGCAGCCCAGGATGCTCCGGTGAGCGTGGCATTCTTTACTAGAGCCACCTCGTAGTTTTGCGAAGTTGTCGGCAGCACCTGCACCCGCTGAGGCAGGACCACCGCACCGAGTCGCGTGGACTTCAACCGGATAGAAACCAATGGCAGGAAGGTAGATCCGATTGTGCCAAGAATTGCAGTGCGTCGAGCTACGTGACCAAACGAATACTGCTCATACCCGCCTTCAGAAACCACCGAGGAGCAGATCTGCTTGAGCGTACCCGCTACTGCAACAGACGACACGATCTCGTAGCGCACCGGCAGGATGGCCGTGCTCATGTAAACAGTCGTGATGTCGTTGGCGTTTTGGAACGTGTGGCAGACGATGTACTGCCCGTCAATGATGAATCCGCAGCGCACAGATCCAACGCCCAGCCACTCAAAATCCATCCACAGAATCTGAGCCTTGGACGGATCTAAGGTGTAGCCTGAGGCCCCAGTGCCGTCGAGCTTGTCACCGTTCCAGTCGGCTTGATTTACCGTGCGAACATCACTCGGCGTACCGGGCGTGGGAATAGAGTTGGACCGCAGGACAAACGAATAGACACCGTCCACCTTCTGGAAGAACACACCGTTCTGCGTGTTGTAGTAGCCCACACGCTGTGTCAGACCTGCGTTTAAGCTGGCGTCCATCGTGAACGTGGCAAGCACCAACAGGCCCTTACCCGGCTGGTAAGGGAAAACTCGATACGTCTGCTTGATCACCGAACCCACGCCACCAGAGGTGACGGACATATTGACCGCCGCTTCATTGGATGCGTATGTAGCGCTGCCCGTCCCGGTAGTGGTGGTATCGAACTGAGGATCTGCTTCGTAGCGTTGCTGAGAATCAAACAGCGTGTAGGGTTCACTTACACGAATCCGACCAAACGCATCGACGTTAGTGCCACCAATAGAAACTGGAACAGCGTTTCCTGTTGTTGCCACGATCTGCTCCAGCAGGTTGTCTAGTTGGTTGAAATACAGACGCAGGATATTGACGAGGTTGTCAAGATACCCCTTGTCGTAATCCGGCGTAGGCTTGGGCAGCGGCGGCGCTTTGAAGCGCTTGATGATGGTGGCCCAAATCGTCATGACACGCCCCAATACGCGCACTCTAGTTGTTTGCGTGCCGCTATTGCCGCCTCTAAAGTAGGGCACACTTTAGAGTAGTATGTTTTGTGGTTGGCGGTTATTTGTGCTCTAAATTTTTTGCCAAAAATTGACACGCCAATATGCCCCGTTTTGTTTGTTGGGCGCAAACGAACATTTCTATTTTGTGTTTTTACGCCTGCCCAACGGCAATTTTCTGGCGTGTAGTTTCCATAAGTATCAATGCGATCCAGTGTCTCATCACCATTGGGCTCGCCCATGTCCGTAACAAAGTTAACATATTCATGCCATCGATTACAGACAGTGACACCTTTTGCGCCGTATCTTTGATAATCTTTGTCTTGATTGTTGTAGCAGCGGCGCATCATAGCCCGCCAAGTGTTGTAAGAAGCCCTGCCTGTGCCGCCGTGTTTTGTAACTCGCTCTTTCAAGTAGCAGCCACACGACGTTGTGTTGCCTGTAACCAATGAACCGGATGGTACATCTAACTCTGTTCCGCAGTCACAGCGGCAACGCCATAAAACTTTTTTTAACCGGTTTCTTCCGGCTTGCGCAATAACAACAAGTTTTCCAAAACGCTGTTCAGTTCTATCAATTAAACGACCAGTCATGGCAAGGCTCCTTAGCAGAAGCCCCCATTGTACTTTGGCATCTGTGCTCATGTCAACGACACTAACTTTTGCGGCCATCTAAACGCACATCAATCCGTGGAGAACCCAACTGCCACTGCACGCCGATCTGATTGGACTCCGCCTTGATAGACATCTGCCGCCCACGCACGCGGATGTTTACCTGCCCTGTGTATTGGTCGATAGGTATCGTTGTACTGCGCACCACAGGGTACGAGTTCTCTCCGGCCACCGACATATCAGACGTTACCGACGCAACAGGCACCACACCTCGGGTATACCCTGAGCCTGAGTTCTGCAGTGGGAGCAGCGTCAAGTTCATGGTGGGGTTAACAGTCGTGGACCCCGTAAAGTTGACGTCAGGAATAACCCGCCAGACAAAACCCAAGTTGTGTCCGTCGTCAATATCAAACTCTGATGAAGTGATGTAGGCTTCAATCGGAAGAGTTGTGACCGTGGAGTTGTCGTCTACTCCGGTTTCTTGGTAAAGCAAGCGACGGTTGTAGTCCGCAGCCATTGGCACATCACTTGAAACGCTAGTGTCAATCCACGCCGTGCGGCCCAGGTTACCGTAATACCAAGCCTTCTCGATGTAGTTGTAGATTACATAGCGGTCTACAACTGTGGAGCTTGTGGAGCAGTAGAACCACCAGATCTCGTTGAACTGTTCGTTGGTAGACGCAAAAATTTGCTGCGACTGGTTTACGTTTAAGTCGCTGAAGACATACTGCCGTAGATCGCAAACCAGCGTTTCCACCCGACCGTCATAACGGTAGAACTTGCCGTTACCCATCCAGTAAGTGACACCTGCGGCAGTGGCCCAGGCTCTATCGCTAACGATGGAGGTGTTGTCTGAAAGAAGCTGCGTGCCCCAAACAATGGGCGGGCCGAGGTACTGCAAGGAGTACAAGGCGGTATCGGTCCAAACCAAGAACTCTTGGCGAACCTGAGCAACAGCTTCAATTCTTGAGCCGTGGGACAGTCGCACACTGCCCGCTTGGTTGGTTGCCACAGGAGTCCAGTTGACAGCGCTCTCTTGATCCGACCACCGGATCAGCATGGTGTCTTGGGTTGCACTGCCGTAATCGTTGCAACCGAACGCCAGCACAAACCGAGAAGTGTCAGATACTGTCAAAAGATGCTGAACTGTCGGAACGTCTGACGCCCCCGACAGGGAAGACAGCGCCACACCACGAGTTGTTAAACCGGCTGACTGGTCCCAATAGTACAT